CCAGGTGTCTTTGCTTGATACACAAAAACATAAAAATTACCTGCCTCTGGAACATTACTTCCTTCAGTCAACACTTCGAGTATATCTGTTGCTAAATCATCAGCACTCTCATTGCCGACAAATCTTTTCATTATAGGATCTATACGACTCATATGTCTAGTTCTTTCTCTGTAATTACTTTAAACTCCCACATTCTGTCGGCACAGTATTCTCTAGCTGCTTTCCATTTTGCTTGGTTTCTTGCGTATTCAAATGCCTCACGAATATAACCTTTAGATTGTCTTTTTGGTTTTTTTGGTTTGACAGTTTGTTTAAGTGGTTTCACTTCAATCAGGTATCGTTTTATTTTACCTGTGTTTTCTTGAACTTTAATATAAAAGTCTGGAAAGTATCTATGTACTCGACTATCATGAGGTGAGATGTATGGCAGAGCAATCTCTTCACTTCCCCACTCTAATATCTTTGAATTTTTGTCACAATACACCATAAACTTTCTTTCCCAAAGTGACCTGTAAATTATATTAGTTGGATCACCTTTATACTTTCTGGGAAAGGATGGATAGTATTTTCCCTTATAAGACATCTAAATAACTATACTATAGAAGTATTTAGAGTGCCAGCACCAAGACCAAGAAGGATATCAGATATAATGCCTAAGTTACAGAATGTAGCTCAGACATCAAATTATTTTGTAAGATTTTCACTTCCACCTAGTGGGTTGAGAAATCATTTAAGAAGAAAAGGAATTGATTCAAGATTTATCGCAGATAATGTTGGATTGTTATGTTATGATGCGGTGCTGCCAGGCAGTGCAATGGCATCACAAAATATAACTGGTGATTATCAGGGATTAGTTGAAAGATTTGCCCATACTCGTAATTTTACTCAGGTTAATTTTGAATTTTATGTAGATAATGAATATAAATCATTAAAATTTTTAGAGCATTGGATGGAATATATTACAGGTGGCAATCAAGTTGATCCTGGTGGTGATACGTATTTTTTCCAACTTAACTATCCAAAGAATTATAAATCAAACGATACAACAATAGTTAAATTTGAAAAAAATCATAAACAATTCCTAGAGTATAGATTTATAGGATTGTTTCCATTGTCATTAAATTCTACAAGAGTTCAATACGGTAATTCACAAGTTTTAAAAGCGACTGCATCATTTAGTTATGATCGTTATATTGCTGGTGAATCATCATCACTTGCAAGAGATTTAAGAAGAGCTTATAATGACTTAGGATTTGGTCGTGGAAATGCTTCAAGAGATGGTCTGTCACTTAAAAATGATCAATTAAATGCACTCGCTTATCAATCAATGGGTGCGTATTTGAATAGAGATAATCCAAGAGGAGAATTTTCATCATTAATAAATGGTGGATTCTCGCAAGTTAATGTTCAAGCTAATTATCCTGCAACACCACCTGGCATTAGTCCGTAAATATGTTATAATAAGTTTACGAAACCACTATAAATAATTTTACTGAAGTGTAATAGTTATTATGCCTTTACCAAAAATTGCTACACCAACATATGAGTTGGTGCTACCTTCATCAGATAAAAAGATAAAATTTAGACCTTTTTTAGTGAAAGAAGAAAAGATTCTCATTCTTGCAATGGAATCTCAAGATACAAAACAGATTGCTAACGCAGTTAAAAATGTGATTACACATTGTATTCTTTCAAGAGGTATAAAAGTTGAAAAACTTTCAACATTTGATATAGAATATTTGTTTTTGAACATTCGTGGTAAGTCTGTTGGAGAAGATATTGAAGTTATGGTTACTTGCCCAGATGATGGGAAAACACAAGTTCCCACTTTAATTAATATTGATTCTATCAAAATTCAAAAAAGTGAAGATCATTCAAAAGATATTAAACTTGATGATACTTATACATTAAGAATGAAATATCCATCTTTGAATGAATTTATCAAGAGTAACTTCGCTGGTGCTGTTGATGATTTAAATGTTGATGATACTTTTGATTTAATTGCATCTTGTATTGAACAGGTATATTCTGAAGAAGAATCATGGAGTTCTGCTGATTGTACTAAAAAAGAATTAAAAGAATTTTTAGAACAATTAGACTCAAAACAATTTAAAATGATTGAAAAATTCTTTGAGACTATGCCAAAATTATCACATACAGTGACTGTAATTAATCCAAATACTAAAAAAGAAAACAAGATTGTGCTAGAGGGGCTACAGAATTTTTTCGTATAAGTATGGCACACGAAGATCTTGCGTCATACTACAAATTAAATTTTGCCTTGATGCAGCATCATAAATATAGCTTAACTGAGTTAGAAAATATGATGCCTTGGGAAAGAGAAATCTACGTTTCATTATTACAACAGTATGTGGAAGAAGAAAACTTAAAAGCACAACAACAAAATAATAATAGTCTATAATGGATGAGGAACAAGGATTATCATCACCACTTGCAGGAGGTTTAAGAGGTATTAGAAGAAGTTTATCTTCCAATATCTTTACTGGTCGTGCTGTCCCACCACCTGCTCAACCAGATCCTCAAACAACAAATTTACTACAACAAAATTCATTATCACTCAATAACGTTTCTACACAATTAACAAATATAAGTGCTCAAATTTCAGGTTTAAATGGTTCGTTAGCATCAATCAAAGAAAATTTGACAGTCAATGATACTTTAGAGAGACAAAGAGAAGCAGCAAAACAAAATCGTGAAAGAATATTAGCAGAGCAAGGATTAAGAGAAGGAAAAGAAAGTCAAATAGAAAGTCGCATACAACAAGCACTCACATTGCCAGTAAGAAGAGTTGCACAGAAAGTTCAGGGTGGATTAGCAAATCTAGGAGCTTTCTTTACTTTCTTAACAGCAGGGTGGTTAACAAATAGTCTTATCAATGTAATTAATGCAAGTGCAGATAAAAATACTGATTTATTCACTCAATTAAAATCAACATTTCAAAAACAATTAATAATTGCAGGTGCGACAATCGCAGCATTAACTGTTGGTTTTAAAGGTATATTAACTGGATTAGGTTTTCTTAGCACTAGTGCCTTAAGAATCGCAAGAGGAGGATTACTTAGAACTCCATTTGCAAAAATAGCTGCTGGTATCGCTGCTGGTACATTATTAATAAAAGGTGCAAAGGCAATATCACCTACAGGCGGTCCAGTAGGAGATGCGGTAGTTGGAGCAGTAGCTGTACCAACTGCCTTCGCTGGAACAAGTTTTGTAAAAACACAATTTGCTAAACTTTTAGATTTCTTAGATACAAAGTTTCCAAAGAAATTAATTGGTAAAAAAGTAGCAGAGGAAACTGCAAAAAATACTGCAAAAGGAATAAAACCAATTGTAGAAAAAGGTATATTAGGATTTATAAGAAAAGGTAGTAGGTTTATTAGTAGGGTTGGTGGTCCATTATTCACATTTGTTTTTAATTTATTAGATGGTGAAGGAGTGGGTGCAGCAGCATCTGCAGCTGCAGGATTTTTTGCTGGAGCAAAAGCAGGTGCAGCATTAGGAGCAACTCTAGGTGCGTTGGTTGGTGGTATAGGTGCAGCACCAGGTGCCCTTATTGGTGGACTTATAGGTGGTTTTCTTGGAGAAGCAGCATTTAAGGGTATATTTAAAGGTATAAAAGCACTGTTTGGATTTAAAGTTGGTAATGAACAAGAAGATGAAGCAAGAGATGACTCTGTAGACTTAACACAGGAAGCAACATTAGGTAATGTCATTACAGAAGATAATGTTAATCCTATATCTCTTGATATGGCATCATCCAACACTGTATACGGACCTCTTTCTGAGATAGGTAAGAAAAATAATGAATTAATTGCATCACAAAATGAAAATTTAGTAGCATCAATTACACCAAGAAATCCTAAGAATGATTCTGAAATAGCAAAAATTATTTCAACTATGGAAGAGGGTGCACCACAAGTTATCACCTTCCCAATTCAAGGTGGAGGTGGTGAAAGCACTGGTGGAGGTGGAGTAACACCGCCAGATGATAATACAAATAGATTACCACAGATAGGATTTGATAATAATAATATTCATACAATGTATGCCACTTCTACATATGGAGCTAACGCATAATGTCATTATCTTCAAGAAGAAATTCTCTACTTAAATCTTCGATAAGTATTAAATCGATTTCCTCTACTGCTGCAAAATTTCAAAAATCATTATCAAGTGCTAGAAGTAATGCAAGTGACATAATGAAACAGACACGAGAGACAAATATATTTAAAAGAACATTGATTCGTAAAGATAATATCTTTTTTAGAAGAAGACAAGAAAATATAAGGAGAAAAGATAGGGAGGACGAACTTGAAGCTTCATCAGTAACAGGAACTTCAAAAAGACAAGGTTCTATGCTTGCTAAAAGCACAAGAGGATTTTTGGGAAGAATATTAGACTTTTTAGGAATATTATTATTAGGATGGGCAGCGACAAATCTCCCAAAAATTTTGATGGGTATTACTAAATTAATTAGTAACATAAGAAGAGTTGGAGGAATATTAGGTGCTTTCGTAAATGGTGTGAAAGATGTTGTGCTTGGAATTGGTTCTATTGTTGGTGCTACACTTAGTAAATTAATTAATTTTGATTTTCTTGATAATAAGAGTAAAATTGATAAAGAATTAGAAGGCACTCAAGCAAATGTACAAAAAACACAGACTGAATTAGTACAATCCGCAAATTTATTTTCTGATCCTGAAAACTTCGGATTAGAAACACCACCTGGTTTTGATATAGATACAGCTCAAGAACAGAATAGTAAACAAACTTCCAATCAATCTGACGCAGGTGCTGACCCAGTTACTGTTGATGGGCAAGAAGCAGAGAAAAGAGAAGTAGAGGGAATTGTTGATAAAATTGGTAAGTCAGTTGAAACCACAGGTGAAGAACCTGTTTCATTAGGTGGTGCTGATAATATAGAAGGAGTAGAAACAGATACTGGTGGTGTTGAACCACAGAGAGGTGGAGGAACATCAGCATCTGCCACTGCTTCATCATCCATAGAAGATCCGAGAGAGGTATTAAAAAAGAAACAGAATGAATCTATAAAAAGAAATCAAAGAATAAAAAATAGAACTGACAGAAGGAGGTCATCATTTTTAGGTACACCTAGTAGTGTAGAAAATATCAACAATAGTGTAATACCAAATAATTTAGATACTGGATCTGATAGAGGTGAATTAGTTGCGTCTGTCGAAATTACAGATGCAATGAAAGCACAAGTACTCAGTCCTATAAAAAAAGATGTTGATGTTAAAACAGAAAGGAAATCAAATAGAACTGTAATGATTATGGAAAAACCAGTTGATATGTCATCTCCTACTCTTGCTGGAACATCAGGTGGTGGTGGAGTTAAACTCGCATCATCAGCAGTTCAAGATGAGAAAACATTAATGAAACTGCAAAGTTCATCAACTCTTAAGTATACGTAATGGCTGCAATAGATAAATCACTCTACGAAAAATTTGAATTAGAGTCTGTAGATGGTTCTAAATCTGCCGATATAAAAGCGGGTGTAGTTAGTTTTAACTACTATGAGGATGTGTATTCTCCAATGATTACAGCGATGGTAGTCGTTGTAAACACTGGTAATGTGATTGAAGGTGATGATGGAAAATTACAATCATTATATAATGGATTCCCATTAAGAGGTGGTGAAAGAATGACAATCAAAATCGCTGGTAATTCAGCAGATAATAAAGGATTAGAGTTAGAAAATTTATTTGTTGGATCAATTGAAAATGTTATGATAGATGCTGAGAGAGAAATGTTTACTCTTAAACTTGTTTCTAGAGAAGCAATTACAAATGAAACTGTGAGAGTTGGTAAAAGATTTTTAGCAACACAAAAAATTTCAGATAGTGTTGAAGATATATGTAAAAATTATTTAAGCACAGATAAATTATATGATGTTGATGAAACTCAAAACCCATATGGTTTTTTTGGTAATATGAGAAAACCTTTTACAATAATGACAATGTTAGCATCGAAGTCTGTACCAGGTAATGTTTCTGGAAGAGATGCTACAGCGGGGTATTTTTTCTTTGAAACTCAAGATGGATTTAGATTTAAATCTATTGATTCACTTATTAGAAA